TCTCAAAATCAAGTTAATCAGTTTTACGATCAACTTGGTGCTACAGTAGAGCAAGCTAATGCGGCAAGAGACTTATCTATACAGAAGTTTAATAGCGAAGAACAGACTTCTGTAGAAGAGTTTAATACTAACTTAGATAATTTACGTGAACAATTTAATGTTACTATGCGTAATCAAATTGATCAATCAAATGCAATGTGGCGCAGAGAAACTAACACTCTTAACACTGCAAATCAAAATAGAGCTAATCAGATTAACGCTGGTATTATGCTTGGTCTTACGCAACAAGCTCAAAACCAACTTTGGCAAAAGTATCGTGATGAAGCACACCAATTGTTTACCGCTTTAGAAAATGAAACATCTCGTAATCATCAAATTGTTTTAACTGCAATGGAACAGCAGTTTAATGCTGAAACATTCGATAAAACTGTAGAGTTTAAAAAGCAAGTTCAAGCTGGAGCAGCTTCGCAGAGTACTTTACAAAGTGCTATTAATTTTGGACAAAGTGTACTAACTCAAAACGTTCCAGACCCAGCCGACCCAACCAAACAAACGTCTATAGTTGGTAGTGCTGTTAGTGCTTTATTTAACGCACTTGGAGGTGGTGGTCCTACCGATCCTAACACACAAGCAGCACAAGCTATTACAGGAAACGTGCCGTTAATAAGTGGCGCTAGTCCATTTTAAACAAGGAGAAAGATAAAATGAGTTTTCCAGCTTTAGTAGGTAAAGCTTTTACATCAGTTATAACAGGAGGAGCGTCTACTTTAGGAAAAGTCGCTGGGGCTGCAGCAGGTCAAGCACTTTTTGGTGGTGGTTCTTCCGGTCAAAGCGTAGGAGCAAGTTCAGTAATTGCAAATACAACAAAAGGTGCAAGCACTCTTGGAGATTCTGATTTAGACAAAATTGGTAGAGGTGGGTTAGGTGCTTCTGGTTTTGTACGTGGAACTATTGATTACAGAAATGTTGGTGCGCCAAACGTACAAGCGCAACAATCTCGAATTGCTGATAGCGGTTTAACCAGTATTATACAAAATATGATGACAGCACCTAACCAAATGAAACCCGACACTCGCGCTGCACTGTTAGGAACATTAGCTTCTCCTCGTTCTGTTTCAAGCAACTCACAATCTAAAAAGTTTAAGAAATATTTAAAAGGATTGACGTAAAATGGAGACTTTGACTGAAAAACTTAAACACGATCCACATATAGGTAAACCTATTCCCGGTCAGTCTTTAACAGCTACACCGGGAAGTATGCCTTATGAAAAACCGCCTATTAGTGCTTCAGTCGAAGATTCCTTTCTGGCCTTAAAAGCAGGACTGTATGAAAACGAAGAACGACAGCGAGAGATAGGCGAGATTACTCGCGCAGGTGTTTCCTGTGAGACTTTAGCAGGTTCAATGGTAATGATGGGTTTTAGTCAAGGCATGTTTAATCCAGATGTAGCTGAAATGATTAAGCCCTTCTTAGCAGTTGAAATTTTTAAAATTGCAAAAGATCAAGGAATAGATCAGGTCATATTGGAAAATAAACCAATCGACAAAGGCTTAGATATGGCTGCATTAGACGATTTACAACAAGATGCACTGCCTGATAACCGATACGATGTTCAATTTACACCTGAAGAACTTGCTATGATACATAATGAACCTACTGAAGATAACTCAGACATGCCACAAGAAGGTTTTATGTCTAAACCAAAAGAGGTAGAAAAAGATGGGATTTAAAGACATTGGCGAGATTGCATCTAGAGCGTTACAAAAAACACTAGAAGACCCCGAACAGCAGAAAAATCTTATATCAAGTATCGCTGGTTTTGTATCCCTACCGGATCGTAGCGATACTTCTGACTCTGCTTTTGATCTGGGAAGGTTTAGACAATTTAATGCTGAAAGAGAACAAGAAAAAGCTAACCGAGCTTTACAGGCAAAACTAACAAGAGAAAAAGAAGCAGCAGATTTAAAGTTTCGGAGAGATACGAAATTAAAACTAGCTGACATAAAAGGTAAAGCTGTATTAGCAGAACTTAGAGAAAATAGAGCGGATGAACGGGCAAGACTTAACCGTGAGAGTAAAAAAGAAAAAGGGCCTGACTTAAATACAAGAGGCTATAATTACAATATACGAGTGATGGAAGCAAAAAACGCTAGTTTTAACACAGATTTTGACCTGTATAAAGACCTAGAAACAGGCGTTACTGGATATATACCTACTCCTAATTATTTTCGACATTTAACAAATAGCGGTCACGGATTTGCAACATTTAAAGATAGAAGAAGTCTTGCAACCGATCCGGGTTTTCAAAAATTTGCAAAATCTGTTAAAAATAATTATAATGAGAAAGCTCTAGAAGAAGAAAGAAAGCGCGAAAAAGCAAGTCAAAATAATAATAAAAAAGAATCAATTGCGCTTATGGGTGGACCACTTGCAAAATTTTTAATACAATCTGAAAATGTTTCATCAGATGCGTTTGCTACGTCTGCAGAGATTGCACATGCAAAAACTCCAACACAGTTTGTTAAGCAAAATAATGGTCTTTATCTTAGTTCAATGAGTAAGGGACTAACTTCTTTTTTTAAAAAAGACCCACTAGATCAAAACAATCAACTTGCATTAGATAGTTTAGGTTTAAGCAAGAAAAAGTTTACAGAGATACAAAATTTGTATACTAATGTTTTAAGGGAAGCAGGAACTAAAGGATATACTGCTAATAACGAATCTCTTTCACAGTTAGGAGAACAACTATCTAGCATTATTGATAAGCAAGGAGAAGGAGGTTTTTTTGATGCTGCACTTAGAGAAAATTTAAGAGAAAAAGTTATTACTAAACCTGATGGAAATTCTGTAATACCCTCACCTAGCGGTTCTAACAGTACAATTACGGAAACAGACGTAGGGTTTATATTGAAAGACCCAATAATGAGAGCTATTGCTACTCACAGACTTCCTGACCTTGTAGAAAACTTAAATATTTCTACTGATGCAGAACAAGTAAAAACAACTTCAACAAACTCTGTTACTGGTAAGACTACTATAGCTTACCATCAATATTCTAATATGGGTGAAGTAGTAGATGGTCTAGCTGATATAGAATCTTCTGCAAAAATTGCTGGAGCAGGTGGAGTTTTACGAGACGCTGTAAACCGTGTACGAAGTACTGAATTTAATTCTAACATAATGTCACAAGAAGTAAATTCTATTCATCAAGAATTTGTAACAAAAGGTGTTTCAAACATAAACAGATATGATATTTTAACTTATCTTATGGCACAAAGAGTAAAAGCGTCGGGTACTACACGTAAAGGAACTAAAATAAAACATGAATATTACGCTTTTCAGGGTATTCCTAAACAAATAGATGGTAAGATAAATAAGATTTTTGAGGAAAGATCGCAAAAAGATAGGTCTTTAGGAGACTTGTTAAGACATGTTGAAAGAATACTAAACTTATCTTCTTTAGACCCAGCTAGATTTGGTGGAGGTACTGAATTTGAAAGAAACGTTAGGTTTGCAGGAACTGCTTCCGATCTTCAACAACTTTTTAATATGTTCTCAGGCGCTGCAAAAGAGGTACTTTCACAATTTGGTATTAGAAATTTCAATCAAGTTGGAGAACAATACAATCTTCAAAAGGCTTTTTATGACGGAACAATAGGAACCGGGTTAGATGAAAAGGATGTAAGAAGAATGGCAGGTTTAGCCAGCTTAGTTGAAAATGCTCAGAAAGATTTGACTCTCAAGTATAACAGTATAAAAAATAAAACTGCACAAGACTATAATAATTTTATAAAGAAAAGCGTCATACTTTGGGAAAAAACTGCTCTGACCTATAAATTAGCAGGTATTGTTCAGGGAGATTCAACAGGTGGTCGTACAATTTCTGACCAAGACTTCACTACAATCTACAATAGTTTGTGGGGAGGTAAGTTTGCACCTGAAGCGGTAACTGGAGCAGCTTTAACAAACCTGTTTGAAACAACACGACAAGCTGTTGAAAGAAGAGAAGCTGAAAGAATATTAATGCTAACAACAGGAAGAGAATTTGATGAAGGAGCTTTAAGACAAATAACCGATAACATCTATCAACAAAACATGAAAAGGTTCTATGATAATCGTCCCGGTTTATTTGATCGTTTACGTGATGCTAATGCGGCAGCACAGTTTGCTCAAAATAACATCGACCTAAAGAATTTTAGAGCTAGTTACGATACTCTTGATGTTAAAAATAAAGTTTTGATGTCAGATGCGGACATTTCAGATGTTTTGACTATTTCTCAAGCGTTAAGTCTTCGTGATAGTGAAACCGATAAACTAGTGATGCCTTCTGACGAAAACATAATTAGTATACTAAGACCTATTATTGATGAAACTGCTAGAGAAACTCCTCAAAGTGATAGAATTGAAAAGTTTTCACTTTTTATTAATAAACTAAATAACAGTGTAGACCAACTTAATTTAGGTAAGACCGGAGAACTTTTGTATAAAAGAGGAATTATAGATACTTTTGGTAATCTTCAAGAAAATATATCTCTCTACCAGAGACAGTTTATGTTGTATAAAGAGAAAGTAAAAGAAGCAAAAGCACGGGGTGATAGTGACGAACAAATAATAAATATACAAAACAGTTATCCTGTTTCCGTGTTTGATCAATTTCGTATTATAGCCAAACCAATTTAAAAAGGTAAAACATCTATGTCTGAATTAAGAAATGATGGGTTTGTGAGTGACGAAGACTTTACTGTTCGTCCTAGAGCTAGTGGTGAAAAACCTGTTACTGAGCTAGATGCACGGGAACAGATGGGTCTTATACAAAGAAATATATCTACTTTACCTCAAAGAATAAAAGAATCACAACGCTCACCAAAAGCATTGGCTAGAGACGAAGCGCGTTTAAAAGAAAAAGGAGATACTGGTCCTCGCGCAATTCCTTCCACATTAGCTGAAACTAAAAGAGAAGCTAGGCCAGAACCAGAAAAAAAACTAGAAGAAAAACCTTCAACAGGGCAAATTGACATAGGTTTTGATGCAGAGTCTGAAAAAGCAAAAGCTAGAGCAGAAGCAAAAGCAGATGTAGAGTTAAACCCTGCTGTACGTGTTGGACGAGCTATAACAAGAGCAGCGCAAGGATTTGTTGTTGGAGTAGACGAGCCTACAGAGGCAGATAAAATTTTAATGGATGAAGAGGTTTCTCCGGGTCTTGAGGTAAATGCAGGAGCAATATCTATATTGGAATTTGCTGCTATGGTTGGATCGTATGCAGGAAAATTTAGTCAAGATACTATTGCAGGTTTAATATCTTTAAGTCCTGCAGCAAGCGCCCTTGCTGGAAAAGATATTTACGGTATGCCTAAAGCTATAGCGCGTGATATTGAATCAAAATTTAATGAACTGTTTGTAGACTATGCAGGAGATGCGTCTGGAGACACTTTTAATCTATTAAGTGAAAACTCTGAAGCAATAAATTCTTTCTTCACACAGGTTGGAGAAGACGTTGAAAAAACACTTAAACTAGATTATCCAAAAGATAAAGAAGCTTTAAAAATATATCAAAATTTTAAAAAACAATTTCAAGTACCCTATGCAGATAGTAGTTCTGTTATTGCTGGTGCTGCTATTGCAGGTTCTTTTCTTCCCTTTGCAGGTATTTTAGGAATAGGAAGGGCTGCAAGTCTAGGTGCTGCTAATTTAAATAAGGGTCTTTTAGTTGCAAATGCTGTAAAAAATGTAGGAATACAGGCAGGGCGAGAAGCACCTGTTGCTTCTGTTTTTGGCTCGGCTCGGCTCGGCATGGCTAGAGCAGAGATAGAACAGGCTGAAGCTATACTTAAATTTGGAGAAGGAGTAGGTAAAGCTTATACATCAATAAAAGACCTTCCTTTAAGACAAATATTTAATTTAAATTTAGCTCGTCAAACTATTCCTGATCCGCTTATGAATTTAATTAAAGGAAGTAACAGTTTTAAAGCTCAAGTTTCTAAACGGTACTCTGAGTTAGGTATGAGCCGAGAAAAAGCTTTACAAGTTACAATGAATGCACAACGAGATGCTATTGCTGCTATAGGAGCGGGATCAGCTTACGGTATTGCTCAAGAGTATGCGCCTGAATTAGGGCCAGCAGGTCAGATTGGTATATCTATAGTAGGTTCGCTTATAGCAAACAAAAGTCTGCAATTAGGAAAAGATGCTACATTTGGTAGTCTAGCTTTAATGTTGGGAAGATTAAGTAAAGAGGATGGAAATACCGGGTCTAAAATTTTTAATTACCTAAAAAATTCTCCTAATCAAAAAAGTTCGTTTCTTAGAAAAACTGTTCTACGAGGAATGGGGTATACAGAAAGTGAAATAACTCAACTACGTAGACAAGCTATTGAAACAGGCAACAAAACACTTTTAGATATTCGCAATGCAAGTTCTCCTGAAGACAAGGCTAGAATATTGCAAGATGCAAAAAATAAAAATATTTTATTACAAGATGGTAGAGTAAACGAATATCATCAAATGGAAATGTTAGCAAGCTCAGTGTTTGATCGCAATACTATGGATTTTGCGGCAACGTTTTGGCAAAAAGTTAACAATATGGAAAATCCAAAAGTTAGGCAAGAGTTTCAAGATTCTATTGCAAGCGTATTTCAATATATGGACGGATTATCACAAAAGTATCCAGACTCTATGAAATCTTTTGTACTTCTTTTAGAAAATGCAGCACAGATAAGCGTATTAAACAGTCTTCGACAAAGCTTGTTAACGAAAGCAGAGTTTAGTTCTAAGAAAGGAGGCTTTATCTCAGGTAGCTTAGAAAGAGATATTGACAGATATGGCGAAGCTTTAAAATCAAATATAGCATCTTTAAAATCTGTTGTAGATGAATTGAAAGGAACACCTGACAAATATCCTGAAATTTTAACGCGATTAGCTGACGATTTAGGTGAGAGTCTGGTGATACCTGTTTTTGAACGCACAAGGAAAAGAATTGAAGCAATTAAAGCTCATGCTGCTTCTCAATTAAATAGAGAACGAGAAGAATTATTTGAGTTGACTGAAAAAATACAGGTCATGTCTGGTTTAAATAGATCAGATGATCCAGAATTTATTAATGAAATAAGTAAAACTGCATTTGATCTTTTCAAAGATACTTTTGCAAAGGGAGTAAAAGTTACAAATAGTAAATTTAATGCGATAAAAGAAAAACATGCAGATGTAGAAATTGACATAACAGATGCTTTAGGCGTTACGCCAACTGCAGAAACGCTAGACTCGCCTATCAGAGTATTTTTAAAACGATTTGGTGATATATCTCCTGCATTAGCTAAAAAGTTGCAAGATGATTTATCCACAAATTTCTTTAACAAACACTTTGGTCCTGCTGTAATTGATACGGCAACAGGAGAAGTTAATGTTGATAAAGCTTTAAACTTATTTAAAGATAATGTTTTAGAACGTAGTAAAGGGACAGTAGAACAAAAAGAAGCTATTCTTGAACGACTAGCAAACGCAGTAGATTCTGCTCAAGGTAACGATGCAAAATTATTAGCTATAAAAGAAAGTTTTGCTGAAATTGATGAAATACCAGCAGTAATTAATGTTTCTAGCTTTATGGACTTGAGATCAGAACTTGTAAGAAAACGGAAACGGTATTTTGATTCTAATGAATTTAAAAAATACAATGACGCTAGTGAAAGAATTAATGCTCTTGATGATATTATTGAACAATCTCCAACAACTAAAGGTTTTAAAGTAGACTACGCTGATGCTAGAGAATTTTACAGAGAAAATTTAGGAAGATTTAACGACAAAACTAGTCCCTTTAATAAATTTGTATTTAACAAAGATGTTTTGAAAGAAGATCAACTTATATCCTCTTTTAAATTATTTGATCGTTTTGTATCAGGTCCAAACATGGATAAAAATGTTTCAGATTTTCAAAAAGCATTTCAAGACCCAGCAACAGGTGAGTACAATCAACAAGCAATTCAACAGCTTATATTTGCATTTAGTAGAAAAGGAATACCTGACTATACAGGAATAGCAGAACCTGTAACTATAAGAAAAATGTTGATAGAAAACATTACTCCATATAGAAAAGTTTTAGAAGACAGTGGAAATGGAGAATTTGTAGAAGCATTAGAAAAAGTAGCTTCCTATAGAACAAGTTTAAGCGAGGCTACAAAAGAACAACAAGAAAGAATTGCTGGGTTGTTTCAACAGTACGCTGATAGGATAGATAAGAATATTCAGGATGCTATTCAAAATTCTGCTGTACAGCAATTTAGTGAGGCTCAATTATCAAAAGTAGGTGATGTACTTAAAGAAGCCAGAAACAATAGTCGAACGCTGCTTCAAAGAGGAGATTTATTGTTTGGACTTTCAGGAAGAAGTGTACAATTTCCTGCATATGATAACTACATGGCAATAGTTAAAAATAGTCAAGAGTATCAAAATTTAAATTTAGCAACTAGAGAAAAATTTGATAACATAATAAACAGTAAAGAATTTAAAGATCAAGTAGATGCACTTTCTGTAAGCAGAGGTGATGATACTTCAATGCAGACTGTAATGGAAACTATCTTAAAAGATGTAGAACAAAATTCTCCAAAAATTCTTGAACAAACAAGAGAAGACTTCAAAGCAATTATGTTTGATCGAATGGCCGATGCAATGTTTCCTGCCACTAAATCATATACAAAAGCACCTAAAGAGCTTTCAAAAGTAGAACGATTAGTTTATGCGGAACTTAGTGCGGCTACCGGAAAAAGTCAAAGAGAAGTTGCGTTTGAACTAAGCATGGCTGATCCTGAAATGGTAAACAGAGCTAGAACTTTTGTAGAAACTACTAATAATCCTATGATTAGATTAAGAGGTAGTAACAACATAGTAGATAAAATTCGTTCCGGTAGGTTTGGAAGAGGATTTAAATTTAATCTAGATAATGAATTAGACCCTATAAGTATGCAGAAGTTTTACGATGAAAATGAAAAATTATTTGACCTTTTACTAGATGACCAACACAAAGAAGCTGTAGATGAACTTATGGGTTTAAGCATAGTTACTGGATCAAAAATGCTTTCAGACGCTTTAAAAAATATGCCTTCAACCTATTCCACTCAGATGGCTTTAGGCCGTACCTACAACGCTATGAAAGGTGTTGTATCTTGGAGATATCTGGTTATGGAAAAAGTTATTACAGACTACCGTTTAGCTCAATCAGATATAATGAAATCTCTTTTATCCGATAAGAATACCGCTGTTGTTATGCGAGACATACTTTCAAGAGGTTTATTTAAGCCTAGACAATTTAGACAAGCAGCTAAATATTGGCTTTCAAGATTAGTTCCTTTTGGGTATAGATTAAGACCGGGAGGAATGGATAAAATGGAAAAAGATTTTGAAAGATTATCACAAGTCGTATCTCAAGAATTAGAAGAGAAAGAAGAAAACTAAACCATGTACTAGAAGGAGGAGGAACATAGAATGCTTGATATGTTATCTGCACATTGGCATCAAATAATGTTTATAGGCTTTCTAATTGTGTGGGCGACAAGAAGCAGAGAACAAATTTCAGAGTTACAAAAAGATGTGTGTATTTTGCAAAAAGACTTAGCAAAAAATATTGAATGGACACAACAACAGCAAGAAAAACTTGTACAGCTAAGAGCAGAACAAGATGTTGCAAATAAACAGATTACCTCAATCTGGGATGTGTACAACAAACTAAGGGAGAAAATCTAATACATGTACGATTCCTTTGACGTAGACGGTGACGGTGACGTTACTGTTGAAGAAGTTAAAACTATTTCTGAAATCGAAAAGACAAACTCTCAAAAGAGAATGGCGTGGACTGCTATTGCAGCCATGATTATTTTCACCGCTTTGTTATTTTTGCCCATATTTCCAGACGGACGCATTAAAGCGTTGTCCGATCTATTTGGCCTATTCTACATAGGCATGGCAGGAGTGGTAGGAGCGTACATGGGTGTGTCTGCATGGATGAGTAAAAGATAATGATATCACTTATTGGAACACTTATAGGATTTGGTTCATCTATTGTACCAGAAGTGCTTGGCTACTTTAAGCAAAAGCAAGCAAACGAACAAGAGTTAAACATGCTTGAGGCAAAGGCTAAGTACGCTGACAAGCTATCTGAGTTAAAACTAAAAGAGTTAGACGCAAAAGCGGATATCTCTGAAACGGAGAATATTTACAAACATGATCAGTCTCTCGACTCTGGTCCTTTTATCAACGGTCTTCGGGGTTCTGTGCGCCCTGTCATTACTTATATGTTCTTTATGATGTTTGTTGCAGTAAAGGCTACACTACTTTATGCTATGATTTACACAGAAGAGGTCGATTGGACCTTTGCTGTTCAAGTTGCTTGGGACAATGAAACAGCAGCTATCTTTAGTGCAATCATAGCTTTTTGGTTTGGCAACCGTGCAATGGGCAAAGCAAGAGCGCATATAGAATCTAAAGGTATAATGAAAGACTAATCTGACACTTGAAGTTTATCTATTGCATTTAGATAGTCTTGTGTAATAACATCTAAGTCTTGCATATAATTTTTAAGCGAAGATAGGTAGGGATAATCAGGATAATCTTTTTGAAATAAACTATCTATTCCACTTACGGGAACACTGCTGTACGTTATGGCAATGTTCCCGTCTTCGCGTAAGGTTACTTTAACGTGGGATAACGGTGATTCTCTCATGCTCCGATGTCCACAATTTCACAGACGCCACCCGTACAGGCAAGCTCCTGTGACCCACTTGTTGTATCTCCTCGTTCAAATAGCTGTAGCTCTGTCCAATCTATATCAGGCGGCATAGCCTTTAATGCAGTCTCGTATGTAGCCTTATCTATATCTTGGTACGGAGCTTGTTTGTATGAATGATCAGAGAACGGCAAGAAGGAGATACCCGACAAGTCGTCAAAGTGATCCCAACACCACGAACCTACCTCTAACCACTCATGCTCTTTTACAGAGATCGTAACAGATGGTTTGTGTTCGCAGTAGTTGTTTGCAATCTTCAGCCACAGTTCTAGCTGCTCAATAGCAGTCAGGCTGTACCGAGTGATAGCGTGGTCTGGACTCTTCATAGGAAACGAAAAGACTGTCACACTCTCAGGGGCTGTAAAGTCTGGCTCGTTTGGTATTTGTTTTTCTTTCATAAACATTGTTAGTGGGTCTTTGTTATCTCCACGCACTGTACGAGTGTAGTACGGATTGTGCCGTGCGTGAATACCAGATGCAGCGTCCACAAGTTGTGACACCGTTCCAGACGGTTTAACACACGTAACCGCTGCGCTTTGGTTGATGCCGATCTCCTCACAAAGCTTCTTGTTGGTCTTTACAGCTACGTTGCGAAGCTCTTGAAGCGTGCCCTCACTAGCCTCGTAGACAGCAGGGCAGTCCATAATACCTGTTAGCGACACACCTAGCAGACGTTCTGCTTCTGTTGTATCCTTCCAACGTTTACGAAGATAATTAAAATTAGTTAAGGTTGCTTGAAACGTACCGAGAATAGTAGCAAGTCGAACTTTCTCTCGTAGTGTATCAAGCGTGTCATCTGCTCGACAGATAACCTCTGAAAGATTACAGAATTGATACGGTCTTAAAATAATCTCACAACAAGGATTAGTTCCAAAGTCTATGTTGCCGTCACGCCGCCCATTCGAGGCGGCTTTTTCTTGTGCAGAAACACGGTTAAAGATACCACGCTCACCGCTTTTGCTGTCGTACAGAGACAACCATTCTTTCATAAAGATACCGATATCCGGTTTCTCTGTGTAGCATACAGAGTTGTTAGCAAGAGCGCGTTGTTGATTATCTACCCACCAATCACCACTTTTTGCCATACGCATACGATCATCGTTAAGGTTAGAAAGAGATATAAGAGCAGACCTACGCACGCCGCCTACCACAACAACCTGACCTACTTTACACATGATATCGTGGCACTCAATGGACGTAAGCTTGCGTCCCTGTGCTTTACGGAATGTTTGTATAACAAAATCAAACAACTCCTCTAAAGGCTCTGGCCCAGAAGCACGCCCACCAAATGTCTTTAGACGCTCACCAGCAGGGCGTATCTTTGACAGGTCCATATTGGGAATACGGTTTGTGTACAAAAAAGAAACAAGGTCGCGCAAACCTCGCGCCCATCCTTCCTTTGAGTCTCCGACAGATATTGTATCTTCTGTTTCCTCAAACTGTTCATCAGGAATAGTAGGAAGCTTTTCTATGTATTGTTCTTCTACACTAAACCCTACGCCTGTGCCATTCATAAGAACATACAAAGCTTCATCAAACGATCTTGGAGAGTCGATAGGCAAATAGGAGCAGTTGTATCCTGCTATGTTCTCACGTTTAAGAGCAGGTCCAGCAGTCATCAAAGCTCTCATAGAACCAAGAACTTTTAAATTTAACATAGAAGAAAGAAGTTCGCTATATGTCTTATTAGGAATATCGTATGAATAGTTTTCAGAAAGATGTTCTTTCATAAAAACCATAAACCTGTTTACAGTCTCTTCCCAAGTTTCTCTTCTTTGTTCTTCTTCTAACCAACGAGAGTATCTAGACATGTGTATAAATGCTTGATAGTTTGTTGGTAGTGTTATTTCATTCTGCAACATTTTCTACCTCTTCTATTAGTTTGTTCAGATACCAGTTTGCTTTTTTTAAATCAGCTTCTGGGCTACCCTTATGTTTGTATCGAATAATATATTTTAAAATATTTCCTTTTAAATATCCTGCAAACTCATCTTTAGTCATAGAAGCTGAGATGATATCTATAGCCTCTAAAGAGTTCATATTGTAGTGTTGAGGGTGATTAATGAGGTCTTCCATTTGGTTTCTTTTTAAACTCCGTAAAATTTACAACGTTATCAGTCGATGAGTTTTGAGCTAAATCATCATAGTAGTTTTGTAAAATCATTTCAACCCCCTCATCAAATACGTGCATGGGTGAGTTAGCCAAAATGGAAAACAATCCGTTTGCTACAACAAAGGATGTAGACTTGCTTGATATATCTGCATCAGCGGAGTCTTGACTTTCTGTTGTATCAAAAATCATAACTTTAAAAAAACCATGTTCTTCAAAATCTTCCTTTGTCTCTGAGTCTTGAAGTACAATATACACTCTTCCATTTTTTAAGTCTTTCGTTTCTTCATCGAACTCGCTTTGATCCATTCTTTCGGTATCCTTTCTTCTGCAAATCTAAAATCATGTTCCTGACACCAAGAAGCATAAGTCGTAGAGGACTTGCGATTAATCTTATTAAAAGGGTTCATAAATACAAGACGCAGATCAATGTCAGGGTGTTGCTGTTTAATTAAAAGATGCTTTACCCTATCAGCAGCGTTAAAAAATCCTTTTGTCTCAATAAATAAATTAAAATCAGGCAGGTAAAAATCAGGAGTATAAGTCTTAACTTTAGGTTGATAGGGAAATTTGTGCGCTTCATAATCGAACTCCAATCCACGTTCCTTTAAGTCTTTAGCAAATCTTCTCTCAAAGCGAGAGCGAAACTTATACTCTGGTAGATCACTCATGGACTGTATATCCTTATACACTTTGCTAAACTGTTTCTAAGGTACTTGTAAGAGCGTGGACATACCTCTAGAAACCGTTCTTCAATTAACTCATCCAACTCTGATTTAATTATAACAACAACTTTATTCTCTTGCAATAGTTTTTCTATCTTTCCTATGTCATTTTTTACTTTTTCACGATTAATATTAAATTCATCATCACTCCAGTAAGAACCAACTTCTTCACCCGGAGATTTTTTGACACGTATACCTAAACCTCTGTCGTGATTAGAAAGGTAGACGGCTCCCTTACTAACCGTCTGACCTTTGTCGTTAGATATGTATACATAATATACACTCTTATTATTATCTACATCTTGTGTAGACAGTAACTGCTGCAGTAAAACAGGCATCAAACTAGTTCATTGTTGTGTGACATAACTTCACGTAGTCGGTTTGTCTTGCCGTCAAAGAACAGTGTGCTGCACAATCCAGTCATTCCACTAAACCTGTTTTTGATCACTCGTACCTTTGTAGTGTTACGCTCTACAGGGCAGTCTGCTTGTCCGTTTCTTTCCAGACCTATTACAAGATCACTTAGTTGCCCTATTGAGTGCGATCCGCGCAAATGGTTTAACGAAAGCTCTTTGCCCTCTTCATGCGAACCGTCTGACACTCTACGAAGGTGTGAGGCTATGATCATACAGATACCTAGCTCTTGTACCAGTGTACGCAACTTAGTCATACACTCATCAATGGTGCGTCTTTCATCAAAACCGTGTTCTTGCGAACTTACCAAGATGCTTATGTGATCGAGTACAATGTACTTACACTTCAGAACCTTTGCCATGTAGCGCATACGACCAATGATATTTTGTATTGAATTACTTCCAAAGTGATCAAAGAAAAAGATACGACCACTACCCACAGTGTCCTCAAAGGCTGTACGATACTCTTCCTCTGTGTACTCCGTGTCTGGAAGGTGGTAAGGTTTGCTGCCGTGTATTCCCATAACAGCTTTTGCAGTGGTCTTTACGGACTCCTCCAAAAACATAAGCCCTACGTTTTCTTTTGTAGTGCTAAACACATGGTACACAAGCTCTCTCATAAAGCCGCTTTTTCCTATGCCTGTTCCAGCGCATACCGTAATCAACTCTCCGGGGCGCATTCCGTAAGTGTATTTATTTAAACCAGCATAGGGATACGTTGCAATGGACTTTTCTGGACCTTTGTTTAGTTCTTCCCACAAGTCCGTACCAGACACAATACCTTCTGGAGTGTGCGTTGTAGCGTTCCACCAGTCCTGTTTAAACTCTGCCGTCGCGTTCTTTTCAAGATAGTCGTTAGGGTCTTTGTATCGCATGTTGATAACTGACGCTTTTGGTGCAAGTAGCTCTGCTGCTTTTCGAGCCGCTGCCTGTCCTACTTCATCATTATCAAAACAAATACGAATATGATCGAACTGGTTTAGAAAGTCATAGTTGTCGTTTATGTCTTTCTCTATAGACTGTGCGCCTGATCGTACTGACACTACAGGCCACTGACTGTCGAACATTTGATAGACCGACATTGCATCCAGTTCGCCCTCGACTAAGGTAATATACTTACCACCGTTGCCAAAAATCTGCTGACCAAAAAGACCACACTCACTCATGTTGCCTTCTGTAAAGAACTGTTTCTTACTATTTCTTATTTTGTTTGCGATATGTGAATTGTTTTTATCAAAGTAAGGATAGATATGTTTACCATCATTTGATAAAGTCACACCGTATCGAAAACATACATCTTTGCGTATCTTTCTGTCTTTTATTGAGTCTGAGTAGCCTTGAGATAGTTCAACATTATTGTCAAACGGCACGATATTTTCTCCTTTGTGAGTAGTATTGCAAGAGAAGCAATGAGTACCCCCATCCACATAAATAGAAAGGGCATCGCTAGAACCGCAGTCATCGCAGGGTTGGTGTGTCTTGACATATTTTGCATTTGCCAACTTTAAAATAACTCCTCTACTTTTGGTTGCACTGCGATCTTTGTAAAGTATTTAAGACCGGAAGAATACTTAAACAGGCGTAACCCTTTACCGTCATTCGCATCCTTCCAACATTCCGTTCTGAAGTCACAGTATCGGCAGGGAAAGTCCAAAACGTAGTTTCCACTTGTACCCATTGGAACGGGATCATAGCACTTTTCAGGTGGTTTGTCAAGTTTCATAACTTTCTTTAAATGTTCAATGCGTGCAGACGCATTCATCTTTGTAAGCTCATCTACCATCAACAAAGCAATCTCTCCGGTGCTTTTATCGTAAGCTAGAAAGCCACCTTCAGCGCAATCTTCTGCTTCCATGTATCCAGAGATTTGACCAACATATCCAAACGCATCCTGTTCAAACAGTGTACCTTGTTTAAACTTTTTAAATCCAGCCGCCGATGCAGATTTAACATCTATGATGCAACCGTCAATCTTAGCGTCTATGTGTCCTTTTACGCCGTTTAGTTTTACTTCTTTTTGTTCGTCCTCTACCTTGTGTCCTGCTTCTGCTGCAAGGAATAAAAGTAAAGATTCTACAATGTTTCCATAAAAGAATTTTAAAAGAAGCTCTGGTGGATGCTTCACAGGCTCTGTGTTCATTTCGTACCAAAGCTTACGATCTTCTCGTCCTATGTTGGACATTCTAAGATAAGATTTTCTTGTACGTTCTGAGGGATCAAGAAAGCTTACAGCTTCTTTTGTTAGGGATGCCGTAAACTTTTTTAAATTTTCAGAGTTTATAGATTGTTTACCATTATTAATTATATATCTTATGTCTGCTATAAGAGAGTAAATATTTTTCTCATCAGTATCCATTATAAAATCCTTTTAAAAAGTGTTGCACCTAGACCCCACGCCCTCACCCTAGATGCCACAGAGACGGTTACTCTGCGCCCAATTGACTATTTCTAGTCTAGCTCATCACCGACAAGCTCACCAGCAAACTCTGGCTCTGGCTCAAGCTCATCCGTACCAGCGTACTCAACCCACTTGAGAACCATTACAGAGTTAAGTCCAGCACCTACACCTGACTTACCTCTATAGTTCCAATCGTAGGGGTTTACAGAAGCTTTAATCAAACTTCCATTACCTATAGCGCGAGACTCATCCCACGGGTTTCCTGCTGCGTCTACAACGCGAATAGGGCGTCCAGACTTAGCAGTAATAAACTCACCGTGATCTTCTTTGTTACCTTCGCCTGTCTTAATATCAAGACCTGCGCCTTTAAGATCACGAATAGCATCTTTGTCCAACTGACCAATGTTCATTTCAAACTTGTTGGACATTTGGTTTGGTTGAAAAAGATTTGGGTAAAAAGCAGTTCCGTAGACAATCATGGATTTTTCTTCCTTCTTGATAGTGGTTGAAGTTCAGTTATAAACGATCTCATTTCTTGTGTCAACCCTTTTAATGCGTGTCGGCCCAAGAAAATCCGATCTTCGACTCGGCATCCATTTGAACACGTAGTTTTAATAGATGCCCTGCTTCTCGAATTGAGGACTGTGCTAGTTCTGCAACTCGTTCCGCATCCTGTTTATGAGCCTCAAATTGAAGCTCATCGTGTATTGTATTTACTAGCTTGGCGCGTATGCCTTCTTTCTGTATTGCTTCATCCATACAAATAGACCACTGCTTACACAGAATAGCTCCTGCGCCTTGCAGCAGCGTGTTTAAAGCCGC